TGTTTCGGCGACCCATCGACAGAATCTGAGAGAAACCGCAGTAGAAGAATAACCCTTCCAACACACAGTAAAATGCGATCAGGTTCTGTAAAAGTTCTTGGTCGTTTTCCGTCGTTCCTGTTTGGAACTGCGGATTGCCGATGGCTTGGGTGTACTTCAATGCCCAGGCTGCTTTTTTCGCCACCGCTGGAACTTCTCGGTACATGTTGAAGATTTCACCTTCATCCATTCCCAACGATTCAATGCAGTACTGATAGGCATGCGTATGAATCGCTTCTTCAAACGCTTGACGCAATAGATACTGACGACACTCTGGGTTCGTCACCAATCGGTAAATTGATAACACCAAGTTATTCGCGACCAGTGAATCGGCCGTTGAGAAGAAACCGAGATTCCGCATCACGATCTTCCGCTCATCTTCCGACAAACCATCATTGGATCTCCACAACGCGATATCTTGCGTCATATTGATTTCTTGTGGCATCCAGTGGTTAGCACAGCCATCCAGATATTTGGTCCAAGCCCACTCATATTTAAACGGCACCAGCTGGTTCAAGTCAGCGCGGCAGTTGATCATCCGCTTTTGATCGACTTGCACACGATCTGCACCCATCTCAAGTTCTTCAAGACCAGGTGCAACATCCAGTTGCTCAAGCGCCTGTTGTGCCGCCTCAAAGGCAGCAGAACCGGTCGGCTCAAAGCGTGTCGCATCGGCCACTTCAGCCACAGGTGCAGGCTCAATCGCGAGCTGCTGTTGTGGTTCTTCGGACTTCGCCTGCTTTGGGGGTGGTGGGGCGATGTGCTCTTCAGGTTCGTTAAACGCGTCCCAATTCAGCATTCTCTTTCTTCTCCTTCAAATCGTTCGATTTACTGGCAGGCTTCGCAATCTGGATCATCCAGACTGCAAGCCTTAGGTACAGCAGCAGGTTCGGCAACCTGTGCGACCTGAGTTGCGGAGACCGCATTCAGGTTCGATTTGTTAATGGTGGATTTTTCCGCTTGCGTTGCGCCGAGTGCGCGGAGGTAATAGGTTGTTTTCAGACCACTGAACCAAGCCATCCGATACGTGACATCGAGTTTCTTCCCGTTGGCATTGGCGATATAGATGTTGAGGCTTTGGGCCTGATCGATCCATTTCTGGCGGCGGGCTGCTGCTTCGACAATCCAGCGTGTTTCCAGCTCAAACGAGGTGGCGTACAGCGCTTTGAGGTCATCTGGTATCCGTGCAATTTGCTGTACTGATCCATCATAATATTTCAGATCGTTCACCATCACATTATCCCAAAGTCCGCGTTCTTTCAGATCTCGGACAAGATAAGGATTGACCACGGTAAATTCGCCCGACAGGTTCGATTTTACGTAGAGGTTTTGGTAGGTGGGTTCAATCGATTGCGACACGCCAGTGATGTTTGCGATCGTGGCTGTTGGTGCGATGGCCATGACGTTTGAGTTCCGCATTCCACCTTTAGCTTTTTCTCTGAGTTCCGTCCAGTCAAGCTGTGCGGAGGTGTCCATGTTAAGGTAGTTGGCTCCACGTTCTTCCCTCAATTTCTCAATGGAATCAATTGGTAGGACGCCCTGTGACCAGAGGCTTCCGTCAAAACTTGAATACGCTCCGCGTTCGCGAGCCAGTTCCGCTGAGGCTTCGATCGCGTAGTACGAGACTACTTCCATCGATTCATCAGCAAACTGCACCGCTTCGTCAGATCCGTAAGCAATCCCGAGCTCATACAAGGCATCCTGGAAACCCATGATGCCAAGACCGACAGGGCGATGCTTCATGTTGGAATTTTCAGCCTGTGGGACCGCATAGTAGTTAATGTCGATCACGTTATCGAGCATCCGGACAGCTGTCTTGACGGTTTTGCCGAGTTTCTCTCGATCTAGACCACCGTCTTTTGTGACGTGTTGTCTTAAGTTGACAGAGCCAAGGTTACAGACTGCAATTTCGTCGTTTGATGTGTTGAGCGTGATCTCAGTACACAGATTCGATGAGTGCACAACACCAGCATGTTGCTGCGGACTTCTTAAATTGCACGCATCTTTAAAGGTAATCCATGGGTGGCCTGTCTCGAACAACATCGACAGCATTTTCCGCCACAGATCTTTCGCTTGGACCCGCTTGAAATGGGTAATTTCTCCGCTATGGGTCATGGCTTCGTATTCGTTGTAGCGCGCCTCGAAGGCTTGACCGAACAGATCATGCAAATCTGGGCAGGTCGATGGCGAGAACAGTGTCCACTCAGCATCTTCAAACACCCGCTTCATGAATAGGTCAGGAACCCAGTTGGCGGTATTCATGTCGTGTGTCCGGCGACGATCATCCCCGGTATTTTTGCGAAGCTCTAAGAATTCTTCGATATCCATGTGCCAGGTTTCTAAGTAGGCACAGACCGCACCTTTGCGCTTTCCGCCTTGATTGACTGCGACTGCCGTATCGTTGACGACTTTCAAGAACGGAACCACCCCTTGGCTCTTCCCGTTGGTGCCTTTGATGTATGAACCCAGTGAGCGAACAGGTGTCCAGTCATTGCCTAATCCACCGGCCCATTTTGACAACATCGCATTGTCGCGAATCGCACCATAGATACCGTCAAGGTTGTCTGGAACTGTGGTGAGGTAGCAGCTCGACAGCTGACTTCTTAAGGTTCCCGAGTTGAACAATGTTGGCGTTGAGGCCATGTAATCAAAACTTGAAAGCAACTGATAGAACTCAATCGCACGCTCTTCACGGTTGTCTTCTTTCAGAGCGAGTCCCATCGCGATCCGCATGAAAAATACCTGAGGCAATTCAATTCGGACTTCATCTTTGTGGATGAAGTAACGGTCATATAATGTTTGCAAGCCCAAGTAAGTAAACTGGTTGTCGCGCTCGGCAATCAGTGCAGCCGCCATTTGATCGATGTTGTAGTCCAGTAATTCAGCAGAGACCAATTCGCTCTCGACCGCGAGTTGTAAAAATGCTTTCAGGGCCTGTGGGTAGAGCGTTTCCATCTCAAATTGAGTGGCCTTTTCAGCAACTCCCAACCGCGTCAGCGACTTCGCTCGGATGTCATCCAATAACAATCGAGCCGTGACATAGGTATAGTTTGGCTCTTTCTCAACCAACGTCCGCGCGCTCATGATTAACGCGGTGTTGACATCATGTTGTGTCACACCGTCATAGAGGTTCTTTAACGTTTCAGACAAGACAATTGAGCCGTCAACGTCCCCTAAGCCCTCACAGGCCTCGGCAATGACTGTTTTTAAGCGACCGACATCCAATGGCTCTCTTGTGCCATCTTCTTTGACAATTTTGATTTCAGGATGATCTTCACGCAGCGTCTCAATCTTCTCAGAGCGCATACGCTTTCGTTCTTCCCGATACAGTACGTAGTCACGAGCGACCCGGTGTTCACCATTCCGCATCAAGCAAAGCTCAACCTGGTCTTGGATGTCTTCGATGTGCACGATGCCACCTGAGGGCATGCGACGGCGGAACGTATCGACCACCTGGGCTGTGAGCCGTTCAACGGTTTCATGGATTCGGTTACTGGCAGCGGCGGTATTGCCTTCAACAGCCAAAAACGCCTTACTCATGGCGACGACGATTTTGGTGGCATCAAAACCGACTACAGCACCGTTTCGTTTCATGACCCGGATTTCACCGGGCGCAGGTGTCGCCTGAGGTGACACAGGCGCAGCCTTTGGCGCGACTGTTTGTTCTTCTTGTTGCCCGCTAACACGGCTTGATTGATACATGCGGCCTCCACCAAGTCCCTGGTTACTATTTTTGGGTTGACCCCAAGATCTTGGGGTCAACCCAAAAATAGTAACCAGGGACTTGGTGGAGGCCGCATGTATCAATCAAGCCGTGTTAGCGGGCAACAAGAAGAACAAACAGTCGCGCCAAAGGCTGCGCCTGTGTCACCTCAGGCGACACCTGCGCCCGGTGAAATCCGGGTCATGAAACGAAACGGTGCTGTAGTCGGTTTTGATGCCACCAAAATCGTCGTCGCCATGAGTAAGGCGTTTTTGGCTGTTGAAGGCAATACCGCCGCTGCCAGTAACCGAATCCATGAAACCGTTGAACGGCTCACAGCCCAGGTGGTCGATACGTTCCGCCGTCGCATGCCCTCAGGTGGCATCGTGCACATCGAAGACATCCAAGACCAGGTTGAGCTTTGCTTGATGCGGAATGGTGAACACCGGGTCGCTCGTGACTACGTACTGTATCGGGAAGAACGAAAGCGTATGCGCTCTGAGAAGATTGAGACGCTGCGTGAAGATCATCCTGAAATCAAAATTGTCAAAGAAGATGGCACAAGAGAGCCATTGGATGTCGGTCGCTTAAAAACAGTCATTGCCGAGGCCTGTGAGGGCTTAGGGGACGTTGACGGCTCAATTGTCTTGTCTGAAACGTTAAAGAACCTCTATGACGGTGTGACACAACATGATGTCAACACCGCGTTAATCATGAGCGCGCGGACGTTGGTTGAGAAAGAGCCAAACTATACCTATGTCACGGCTCGATTGTTATTGGATGACATCCGAGCGAAGTCGCTGACGCGGTTGGGAGTTGCTGAAAAGGCCACTCAATTTGAGATGGAAACGCTCTACCCACAGGCCCTGAAAGCATTTTTACAACTCGCGGTCGAGAGCGAATTGGTCTCTGCTGAATTACTGGACTACAACATCGATCAAATGGCGGCTGCACTGATTGCCGAGCGCGACAACCAGTTTACTTACTTGGGCTTGCAAACATTATATGACCGTTACTTCATCCACAAAGATGAAGTCCGAATTGAATTGCCTCAGGTATTTTTCATGCGGATCGCGATGGGACTCGCTCTGAAAGAAGACAACCGTGAAGAGCGTGCGATTGAGTTCTATCAGTTGCTTTCAAGTTTTGATTACATGGCCTCAACGCCAACATTGTTCAACTCGGGAACCTTAAGAAGTCAGCTGTCGAGCTGCTACCTCACCACAGTTCCAGACAACCTTGACGGTATCTATGGTGCGATTCGCGACAATGCGATGTTGTCAAAATGGGCCGGTGGATTAGGCAATGACTGGACACCTGTTCGCTCACTGGGTTCATACATCAAAGGCACCAACGGGAAGAGCCAAGGGGTGGTTCCGTTCTTGAAAGTCGTCAACGATACGGCAGTCGCAGTCAATCAAGGCGGAAAGCGCAAAGGTGCGGTCTGTGCCTACTTAGAAACCTGGCACATGGATATCGAAGAATTCTTAGAGCTTCGCAAAAATACCGGGGATGATCGTCGCCGGACACACGACATGAATACCGCCAACTGGGTTCCTGACCTATTCATGAAGCGGGTGTTTGAAGATGCTGAGTGGACACTGTTCTCGCCATCGACCTGCCCAGATTTGCATGATCTGTTCGGTCAAGCCTTCGAGGCGCGCTACAACGAATACGAAGCCATGACCCATAGCGGAGAAATTACCCATTTCAAGCGGGTCCAAGCGAAAGATCTGTGGCGGAAAATGCTGTCGATGTTGTTCGAGACAGGCCACCCATGGATTACCTTTAAAGATGCGTGCAATTTAAGAAGTCCGCAGCAACATGCTGGTGTTGTGCACTCATCGAATCTGTGTACTGAGATCACGCTCAACACATCAAACGACGAAATTGCAGTCTGTAACCTTGGCTCTGTCAACTTAAGACAACACGTCACAAAAGACGGTGGTCTAGATCGAGAGAAACTCGGCAAAACCGTCAAGACAGCTGTCCGGATGCTCGATAACGTGATCGACATTAACTACTATGCGGTCCCACAGGCTGAAAATTCCAACATGAAGCATCGCCCTGTCGGTCTTGGCATCATGGGTTTCCAGGATGCCTTGTATGAGCTCGGGATTGCTTACGGATCTGACGAAGCGGTGCAGTTTGCTGATGAATCGATGGAAGTAGTCTCGTACTACGCGATCGAAGCCTCAGCGGAACTGGCTCGCGAACGCGGAGCGTATTCAAGTTTTGACGGAAGCCTCTGGTCACAGGGCGTCCTACCAATTGATTCCATTGAGAAATTGAGGGAAGAACGTGGAGCCAACTACCTTAACATGGACACCTCCGCACAGCTTGACTGGACGGAACTCAGAGAAAAAGCTAAAGGTGGAATGCGGAACTCAAACGTCATGGCCATCGCACCAACAGCCACGATCGCAAACATCACTGGCGTGTCGCAATCGATTGAACCCACCTACCAAAACCTCTACGTAAAATCGAACCTGTCGGGCGAATTTACCGTGGTCAATCCTTATCTTGTCCGAGATCTGAAAGAACGCGGACTTTGGGATAATGTGATGGTGAACGATCTGAAATATTATGATGGATCAGTACAGCAAATTGCACGGATACCAGATGACCTCAAAGCGCTGTACGCCACCTCGTTTGAGCTGGAAACACGCTGGATTGTCGAAGCAGCAGCCCGCCGCCAGAAATGGATCGATCAGGCCCAAAGCCTCAACATCTATATCGCCAATGCCAACGGGAAGAAACTCGATGTCACGTATCGGATGGCTTGGTTCAGTGGTCTGAAAACAACCTATTACCTCCGCGCACTCGGCGCAACGCAAGCGGAAAAATCCACCATTAACAAATCGAACCTGAATGCGGTCTCCGCAACTCAGGTCGCACAGGTTGCCGAACCTGCTGCTGTACCTAAGGCTTGCAGTCTGGATGATCCAGATTGCGAAGCCTGCCAGTAAATCGAACGATTTGAAGGAGAAGAAAGAGAATGCTGAATTGGGACGCGTTTAACGAACCTGAAGAGCACATCGCCCCACCACCCCCAAAGCAGGCGAAGTCCGAAGAACCACAACAGCAGCTCGCGATTGAGCCTGCACCTGTGGCTGAAGTGGCCGATGCGACACGCTTTGAGCCGACCGGTTCTGCTGCCTTTGAGGCGGCACAACAGGCGCTTGAGCAACTGGATGTTGCACCTGGTCTTGAAGAACTTGAGATGGGTGCAGATCGTGTGCAAGTCGATCAAAAGCGGATGATCAACTGCCGCGCTGACTTGAACCAGCTGGTGCCGTTTAAATATGAGTGGGCTTGGACCAAATATCTGGATGGCTGTGCTAACCACTGGATGCCACAAGAAATCAATATGACGCAAGATATCGCGTTGTGGAGATCCAATGATGGTTTGTCGGAAGATGAGCGGAAGATCGTGATGCGGAATCTCGGTTTCTTCTCAACGGCCGATTCACTGGTCGCGAATAACTTGGTGTTATCAATTTACCGATTGGTGACGAACCCAGAGTGTCGTCAGTATCTATTGCGTCAAGCGTTTGAAGAAGCGATTCATACGCATGCCTATCAGTACTGCATTGAATCGTTGGGAATGGATGAAGGTGAAATCTTCAACATGTACCGAGAAGTTCCAGCGGTGGCGAAAAAAGCAGCCTGGGCATTGAAGTACACCCAAGCCATCGGCAATCCGCAGTTCCAAACAGGAACGACGGAAAACGACCAAGAACTTTTACAGAACCTGATCGCATTTTACTGTGTGTTGGAAGGGTTATTCTTCTACTGCGGTTTCTCTCAGATTCTGTCGATGGGTCGCCGAAACA